GAGTATATCTTTGTCAAGTTGAATAAAGACTGCTTAGACTCATCTCTGAATGCGTGAGACTCCGTTCTAGGGTACTGTCTGTAAAACTCGTTCAATGCATCTGAATCAGACTTTAATGAAGCTACCTCATTATCCCAATAAGTAACGACGCCTATTTCAATCATCTCCCCATCGATACCTTCTACTGGTGTTTTTGGATCTTCGAAAACCGGAAATCCGTACTTATCGATATACCCCTCAAAGTTCCACTCCATTGGAATGAATAAACTATATAGACCACTTTTAGTCTGACCATTTCCTGAGCGTTGTCTAGGGTTTGAATCATCGTATAATTTCTTATAATTTCCCCCACCTTTAGATAGTGCGTTTGATGTAGATCCCATCATACACTTTCCAATAACACGACTACCTAAACGAAGACAAGTTTTTCGAACTCTCCATCCGTTAAGTATGTTGTTAGGCGCTTCTAATTTTGCAGCCTCATCCTCAACTAAGAACAATAACTTCTCCCCATCATAAGAGTTGTCTGCTGTATTCTTCCAGTCAATCGTAGTATCAAGACCTTTCATATCAGCAACGTGCTCTTCATTCATGTTCTTCTTGGTAATCTTCGAAGCAGGAACTCTAAATGCAAGTTCTGTTTTTGGATTATCCATACCATCCTGAATAGGCTTGAAGAAGAATGGATAGTTTTTTATAATTGGAACAACTTTATCAGTAAACATTTTCTTAGCATCTGCTCCTGTTTTTGAGCATATACCAAGCCTTGAATCTTTTGCTAATGTACCAATATTAGAAGTTTCAGAAGAACTCATAAATGAAAACCCAGAACGTCTATTTTTTAAGTAGCACATTCCATACGATCTACTATCAGCCTTGCAAGCTTCCCAAAATATCCAATAAATTCTGTTAGATTCACGAAAGTCCGGAAGACCAATATCAATTTTAGACCATTGTAGATACATATAATGAGTTCCAGGTAAATATGTTGGAACGTTATTATTCATAAACCAATACCCCTCTTCCCTTCTTCTAAATTCTTCCTCTATATATGGAGAATATTTTGATTTGAAAGCATTATCTTTTCTGTTCCAATCGAATATTGTCTTAATCTTTGAAAGCTCGGAAGGATATTCGGAAGGAATCCATCTATTTTCGGAAACCTTTAATGTTTTTGGAGTTGGTGGTAAAGCGATATTAAGTCCATTAATGACATATACCTCTCCGATCTCACCTGTCTTAGATATAATAACTACATCATGCTCTTTATCATATCCATAATTCCATGCTTTCTTTCGATTGCGAGAATTACGCATACTAGGCGGAATAATATATTCATCTATACGATATAATGCATATTTATCTTCCACTTTTCTTATTATTTTTAGCTGCTAATTCAGCAAATCCTTGCGATGATGTATCTGTAACAGCTATAATTTGTACATCAACTTTATCTTCTTCCTTAGAAATAACATCTAGCATCTCAAGTGCATCCAAGAATGCAAGTTTCTTAGCTGATGCAGCGTTCTTCATTTTATCTGCTGATATGTCTTCATCTCCTTGCGTAAGAATAGGGCTTTCTAAAACTTTAATAAGTTCTGAAACACCCTTCTTAGCAGCAGATAATACCTTTAATCTAGTTACTTTTAAATCTTCAGACATAAACTATTTAATTTCATTCGATATAACTTCCTGTCATCAATCATAAATTCATATTCGCTTTCAGGTTTGAATGATACAATATCATTAATCCTTACTTCATTATGTGACTTAGGGTAATATACCACTTTACCAAATAATGCTTCGTACTCCTGAGCAATTAATAGTCCTTCCTCTTTTGCTTTAATTGGTTCAACAAAGCAATATGGATATGGAGCTTTCCATTCTTTATTTTCTTCTCTATACAAAAATATCTGATCGGCATCAACTATAAATATATTCTCTTTATAATAATTCCAACTAGATTTTTCATTGCCTCTAATATCAGTATAAATTCTGAAAACATTATGGTGAACAACAATTAAATTACCTTTCTTAATTGGACCATCGTAATATAGTGGCGTCTCAATAACTACACCAATCCTATTGGTTACGGTATGGTCTTCCTGAGAAGAGCTTAATATTAATTCACACGATCCGTACTTACGCACGTTATCATATCGTTTACCCTCAAAAGGCTCGATAATAAAATAATGGGGAGATTTCATTTAGAAGTCTATTTTATGCTCTATGATAATAGGTACATTTCTATTGAATGTTTTCCATTTAATAATCTCATCTTCTCTTTTGATAAATATATCAATCGAACCATCATCAGATGGAACTATGCAATTTATTACATAGCTCCTATCCAATACCGGTTGATCAACGACAAAGTGCATCGATGATTTATAATCTGTACCTATTGATATTTTACGAATTAGCATCTAGTATTTCACCTGTAGTAAAATCTACTTTACATTCTCCGTATTTAGCGTGAATATCATTTTGCTCTTTCATTAACTCTGAATGTGCTACATCAAAGTTTGCGAACGTTTGTGCTTTTCTAACTTTCAATTGTTCTTCACTAATCGCAATATCAGCAATCTGTGCTTTCAAGTCAAAGAAATTTGTTCTTGTAGAATTGAATCTATCCAATTCTTCTGTCTCTAAAAATTTAGCTTCCATTTTAATTTAATTTAATTTTTGGTAAATATAATAAAATAATGATTAATTATACTCTATTATTACTTTAAATTTAAAAGTATCTGATCCATAAAGAGGCTTAGATGATCCAAATGGGAAAATAAAAGGATATATTAAACCTGTATATATTTTATTAACTAATTGACCAACATACGCAGATCCATCGCTATATGGGTATGTAACACTTACAGGGAGATCATCTCCTAATGCTGATTGAGCTCTACCTAAATAATCAGATGTAACATATCCAAAATTATTAGCTCCTGAATTGAACGACTTTTCCCCATACATTGTCCCTGGATCTCCAATATTTGTAGAAAAATATGTTCCTGAAGGAGTGCCTACTATCACTTTGTCTAGAGTAAATAAGAACATTTGCTCTATTCCTTGCTCTCCACCATTTGTTATATAGTTTCCTGTAGTTTTATCATAATAATCAAAAGCTGTAGACATATTAATCTTTAATTGTGGATTATTATAACCTGCTAATGTTTGATCTAGTACATTTGTGTATACCTTTACTTTTGTTACATTATTCCATTTTGAAAATGGTTTAAATTGAGCAAAAGCTCTCCCTGAAACTAATGATGCGTAATTATTTCCTTGATGAACTCCATCTGCAAGAGAATATGTTTGTGTACCTGTTCCGCTTATAGATATATTAGCAGGTCCTGAGAATCCTACAGCTACTCCAAAAGTATAAGGTGTAGCTGAATTTAAAGCTGCAGACATATTTCCAAAGTCATATTGATTAGTAGCCGGAGCGTCCCAAGTCCATTCACCTGGTAATGGATTTTCAATACATATAAATGAATAAGATTTACCATCAGCAGGAATTATAGCTGGAGTATTTATTGGATAGTTATTTATTCTTCCGCCTATATTTGAAGGAAATAGTTTAATAGCTATTGATGACATATTAACTATTTTAAGTTCTTTACCGGTTACAGGTTGAGGTAACTTACAAGCTAAGTTTGTAGATGTTGCTGTAGTTATTACATTTACTCCGTAGCTTAATACAGTTGTAGTAGAACTTGTAGTGTTGTTTGCCACTAATCCATCATATACTGTATAAGTTAAGTTGTCAGCATCAATTGGAACAACTATATTGCCCTCAACAAAGTTAACTAACTCATCAACTGTAAAGTTTTTTGTGGCGTTATCAGCAGCTGCTGTACCTAATACTTTGTCTCCAGTTAAAATTGGAGTTTCGTTTGCGTAATCTTTTATTTTCATAATTTTATTCTTTTATCTCAAAATGCATCCAATCGTAGTCCTTCTCAATACCTAATCCGATAAACCCATGCTTATAGAAAATATCAATCATTGGTTTATATTCAGCACGCGCAAATCTTGCGGTCTTCTTTGTCTCTTTCAGCGTATTTCTTGCAGGATCTAAATCG